TTATGATAAAGCATATGATTGGCTCACAATGGGGCTCGGTAATAAAATGCCGAAGAATGATGCGAAAATCGTAGAAATGTCAGCTTATGCCCCTCTTACTACGTCTACAATCGTAGACACTATTCATATCCCAGTTAAAAATATCTTAATATTGAAAGATCAGGATTCATTCTTCAAAACTATTGCCAATGTAGTTTACGCCGAAGAATATGAGAAGAAATCCGGCAAAAAATCCGTTAAAACTAAGAAGTGTCTCGTGAAACAGGAAGAACGCGAAGTAAAAAATACTTTATGGGACGGAATGGGTATTATTGAGTCTTCTATTCTTCCCAGAGAAATGATTAACGGTATGGCTCTTTTAAGACAGCATATGTTTAAAATGTGCGGATTCAGGGGTCATATCCAGAAATTTTTCGTAGATTGGTGTTATAAAAACGGACATGATTATTATACATATCAAGTTCCGGATATGTTTGGAAATATGCATTATGTCAAAGATATCAAGGTTATTACCACTGATAATGCAATAAAGTGGCGTAAGTTTATTAATATTATGGGCGGAACTCCGGCTAAAGCGTACGATTATTGGGTGGATAGGATCAAGGCAGACGGGGAAATATGGGGAGTTGTAAAAACTGATCATAAGAGTAAACTTGGAGATTTACAGCAAATGAGCTACCAGATGATTAATACTCTTCCATGTGGACGTGACGACGTAAGAAAAATTGCGGATAACAGCATATCATATGTTGAAAGACTTAAAACGGACGGCGAGGAGTTTGAGAATTTCCTCAGAAAAAATGCGAACGCCGTAAATCATTACGAGATGCTTGCTGATTTATATTCAAATAATCCCGATTTTGCTAACAGCACATGGTTTAGACATGAAAAGAAAAAGATAATATCGGAATATGTCTTTAGATTAAGAACCGGTAAGATAACTGTAAATGGGGATAACCTCACTTTATGCGGAAATCCGTACGCTCTACTTCTTCATTCGGTCGGAGAAGATTGGAGAAATGATCCGAGCTTTTCTCGAGAAGACGGTGCGATACAATGTTATACCACGAGATTTAGAAACGACGAGTATTTATGTGCATTTCGTAACCCGCACAATGCTCCGAATAATATATGTCACTTACATAATGTTTACAGTGATGTTATGGAGAGATACTTCCCATTTAGCGAAAATATTATTGCAATAAATAATATCTGTACGGATGTGCAGGATCGCGCGAATGGATGCGATTATGATTCTGATTTTTTCTTTGTAACAAACGAAGAAACTATGGTTAAATACGCTAAAATCGCGTACAAGAATTATCCTACCATTGTAAATGACATCCACGAAAGCGGAATTACCTATGCAAATACCAAAAAGGCTTATGCCGAAATGGATAATAAATTCGCAAAATCACAGCTTGGAATTGGATTATCCAGTAATTTAGCTCAGCTCGCAATGACATATTACTGGACAGAACTTAATAAAGAGAACCCAAATAAAGAGCTACTTAAAGAGCTTTACGATAACTTCGTTATTCTCAGTGTGTTAGCACAGTTAGTAATCGATAGCTGTAAGAGGACGTTCGAAATCGATGCTATGGAGGAGATTGACAGAATTCAGCGAATGGACTGTATGTGCAAAACCGCAGAAATAGAACTCGAAGATGGCTCTACCGCAACTGTAAGACGAGATTTTCCTCATTTTATGAAGTATACCAGGAACGTTCCTACCACCAAAAACGGGAAAGAACTGCCTCAAGGAACTATTTCGAATAACAGGAAAAAACTCAACGACAGAATCAATGAAGACCTTGTTTGCCCAATGAACTGGTTACAAGAATGGCTCGATAAGATACAGAATTTGGCTTCAAAAGGAACCATTCCGACAAATGACTTCTTTATTAAAATGAAGGGAACGGCGAATAACCGCCAAATGTCTAAAATACGAGGTATTGTTGAAGAATACGACAGAATGATTAAATCATACTATGCGAAATACGGAGGAACAGAAGAATACATTGAGAAACTAATCGAGGAATCTGATTTTGTCGTAGAACAGTTAAGAAAGGTTAAAATCGGCAACGCAGTAACAATAAATCGGCTTATCGAAGTCGCTCTCGGGCTTAATACTCCAGCTAAAAACAAGAAGCTGGATTATAAGCAAGGAACTAAGTACACTCGAAAGATGCTGAATCTACTCTACAAAATGGATAGAGAAAAATTTCTCGCAAATTTTGTTCGAAAAACTACTTAGTTGGCTCAAAAAAACAGGCTCTAAACCCGCATAAATACTGGGTTTCGTAAAATGCAAATGCGTCCGTTATATGGAAGGGGTACGAGCTTGGCGGCTCTCCCTCCAATTTGCGAATGTACAAGGATTAATCGGAGGATTTATTTATGGTATTAAAAGAAGCTTATAGGTACATGAACCATTTAAACTCACTCATCACTGAAGCAGAACTTCACCTTTACGAACCTGCTTTTACAACAAAGAAAAAGGAAACCCACAAAAAAAGTGCGGCAATTTCCTCTGAAAAAGATGAGGTCATTGAAAACGTCAATTTATATGATGTTCCGTTTTCTGTTGCTGATGTGATTGACTTTATTGTTGAAGCACTTAATCAGAAGTCCCTTCTTTCTCATGCAATTACAGAAGCAAAAAAGAATACTCTTATTGACATCAATGATAGTATTTCTATCAACAAAACAACTCAGGAATTTATCAATATTTTAAATATGTTAGGTAAAAAGAAGCCTAGCGAAAGAACTGTTAAGCAGGTAGGATACACTTTTAACGCCGAAGGAAACCAAGTTCCTTACAAATACGATGTAGATGAAGTAACTTCAATTAACTATGACAGGAAAGTTGTAAAGAAACTGGCGAAGAAACTGTCTTCAGAGTGTGATGCAGTTTCAACAAATTTAGACGCAATCGAAATTGAGACAATTGTAGACTATTCTCCTATTTGGGATTTATCTGATTCATTAGAAGATATCTTAACAGAAGAATAGCCATTATGCCGCCGTTTGGCGGTTAACCTTCGGGTTATAAAACGAGAACTGAAACTGATTTGTAATGGTCGGTCGGTTCAGTCGCAGATGAACTATGAGGCTGCGGAGCAATCATGCTAAAATGATATTCACTGCTTGCAGTGTCTTACAAAAAACAAGATTTCAAATCGTGGGGTTTATTATTCAATAAAAATTGGGGTTAGAAAACAGCAAGTAAAAGATGACTTGTCATTTGCTTCGCTATTCGTCCCTCCTGATATTTCCACATCTTGTTCTATTTATATCTCTATATCTCTTTCTTTCTAAAATCGCTTCGTCCAATAGTTATCCTGAACAGGATAAACATTTCTTAAAGTATAAAGAATGTACTTATATTATTTTAATTATACATGGAAAATATTTTGACGTACATAAAAAATATTGATTGAGATTACGATGATTTTTCAGTTTTCATTTTATAGCCCGAAAAGCATTTATCTATTTCCCGTCGTAAAGCATTATGGACATGCGCCAGTCTGTAAAACTGGTGACTTCGGTCTGGCTTGGTTCGATTCCAAGAGGCGGGATTTTGCAGGGTAGCAAAGTTCGGTATTGCACGGTCATACAGCAAATCATTAGACCGAGACGGTGGTTCAAATCCATCCTCTGCAACTACTATATTTTAGGGAGGGTACTAACATAATTCCAATTACAAAAAATGAAGCACAATATTTATCTCGACTTGGATATAAATATAAGTCAGACATTATAAGGACTCTAAATGGTAGATCATATTTTCTTAAAGAATCAGATATTCTTATTAAAAAACTGAGAGAATACCGTGAGTCAAAGACAGTAGAAAAATAAAAGAAAGTTGGTAAAACTTATTGGATTACACTCTATTTTTTGATACTAATGCTCTTCTGAATCTTCAAGAACAAGCATTTAAAGAAAAATTCGTTATTGCACAGAAGACTCTTGAAGAAATAGAAAACATAAAATCTTCTTTCAACAAAGATGGAGAGGTAAAATATAAAGCTCGTAAAGTCGCTCATCTTTTAAACGACAGAATCTCAGATTATCACATAATTGCTTACAGTCCAGAAATTCAGAATATTATTGAATCACATTATTTAGAGGAAACGCCGGATAATATTATTCTTGCGAGTGCATTTTTCTATAATAATACCGTAAATAAAGTTCTCGTTGTTTCTGACGACTTAAACTGTAAGTTCATTAGCAAAAACATCTTTAATTTGACGACAAAAGGTATTGACGACATCAATATCGCAAAGAAAATCGAAAATTATAGAGGATATAAAGACATCACGCTTTCTGATGATGAGATGTCTTATTTTTATACCCATCTTTCAGAAAATACTTTTGAATGTATTTATGGAGAATATTTAATCATTCGCAAGTCTGACGGAGAAATCGTAGACTACCGCAAATGGGATGGTCAAAGCTATACTACTATATCGTATACTCGCGTAAACAGCAATTTTCTCGGAAAAGTAAAGCCAATTAATCCAGAGCAGGTTCTGGGTTTTGATATGTTGCAGGACGACACTAAGACTATTAAGATACTTGCAGGAAAAGCAGGCAGTGGTAAAGATGCGATAATGATTGCTAATGCAATAAAGATGATCGAAGATGGAAAATATGACAAACTCATTTATGTCAGAAATCCTATATCTGTACGAGATGTTAGCGAAATTGGATTTCTTCCGGGTTCTGAAGAAGAAAAATTAAGCGTGTTCTCTCGCGCTCTCGCAGACCATTTAGGTGGGATTGAGGGTCTGGAAATGCTTATATCTTCAGGGAAAATAGAAATAGAGCATCTTGGATTTATTCGAGGAAGAGATTTGAAGAATGCAATCGTTTATTGCAGCGAAGCAGAAAATCTTACAAAAGACCATGTTCAGCTTTTAATAAGCAGGATTGGAGAAGGTTCTTCTCTATGGATGAACGGAGATTATAAGCAAGTGGATAGTCCAACTTTCCGAATGAATAATGGATTATTATCGGCTATTCAAAAACTTGCCGGTAATGAATCGTTTGGATACGTCCAGCTTCAAAAGACAGAAAGAAGTACAACTGCCGCATTAGCGGATTTATTAGATTAAAATAAAAAGGAATCACAGGAGAACTATATATGGACACAATTTTAATACCATCATCAGTGTTTGACAGCGAAAGCGAGTCTTTCTTTCCAGACCCACAAGAATACACTTATTGGGAAGCAAGAGAATCTCGGATCTTCTATGTCGATTGGGAGTTAGACGACCTTTATAATGCGGTAGAACTGTCAAAAGTCATTATCCAGATGAATGTGAGAGAAAAAGATATCCCAAAAGAAGATTTGAAACCTATTTATCTATTTATTCATTCTTATGGAGGAGATTTAGACCAGTGCTATGCCCTTGTAGATGTTATTTGCAGTAGTAGAATTCCTATTATTACTGTCGCAATGGGTGTTGCAATGTCTGCAGGTTTTATGATTTTTCTGGCAGGACATGAAAGATACGCTTTTAAACATTCAAATTTAATGGTTCATAAAGGACAGGCATCTATCTCTGGAACCGCCGATCAGATTGAACAAGCGCAAAAAAACTACAAGCGCCAGTTAAATGATATGAAGGAGTTTATTCTTAAAAGAACAGAGATGGAAGAAAAGGTTTTTAATAGAAATAAAAACAAGGATTGGTTTCTTACGGCTGACGAATTAGAAAAATACAAAATTGTCGATAAAATTATTGACAATTTCATGGATATTTTCACTATAAAGGAGAACGCTTAATGGCAAAAATTTATACAAAGATTAGAACCGTTACAGACACGATAAAAATTAAAAAGGGAACTGTTTCTGAAGAAGGAGACAAAGTTATTTTTATGGAAGATGACACTGAGTATGAGCTTCCATTTTCTGAAATTTTTAAACCATTTAGAGGACAGGACTTCTCTCTCACTCTCACGTCAAAAGAAGAGCATGATTTAGAAGATTAGGAGGCACTATGGTAGATTTACGTGTGCTTCCCGGCGAAAATGCCGAAAAATACCTTTGGAGAATTGGACAAGCAAAAGACTCCGGAGAACTTAATCTTGGCTGGAACGAAATTTCAGACTTGATGAATGAAAATTTTATTGACGACGAGATTGATTATAAAGGTAGCTGCGCGTGGAGAAAAGATTATCGAACAACAAAAAAGTTTTTTGATGCTGGTGTTTTCGACAATTCCGACGAAGATAAAGAATTAAAAGAAAAGAAACTCGAATTAGAAAAAGAACGAAAAAAATTGCAGACAGAAAAAATCGAGTATAATCGCTGGATTAGAGAAGATGCTCGAGATGAGATGATTTTAGAAAGTATCTGCAACGCTATGAAGACTCTTCCGCCTATTTCACGCCCGCGTCCTATATTTATTCCTCATAATCTTTCACAAGAGAAGGAATATCTTTTATGTATTGCTGACGCACATTATGGAGTAGAGTTTACATTGCCAGATTTATTGGGCAACAACATAAACGCATATAGTCCAGAGATATTTGAGAAGAGAATGTGGAAACTTCTTGATGAAGTTATTTCTATCATCAGAAAGGAAGACATCTCTCATCTGAACGTATGGGAACTCGGAGATGGAATTGAAGGAATTTTAAGGCTTACATCTCAGCTAATGAAGCTCAGATATGGAATTATTGACTCTTCTCTTCGTTATGCAAATTTCTTGGCAGGCTGGCTGCTCGAACTTAGCAAGTATGTGAAAATATCATTCCAGATGGTAAAAGACTCAAATCATTGCCAGTTAAGAATCTGTAATGCAAAGAAAAATGCATTTCCAGAGGAAAATATGTCTAAAGTCGTTTTGGCGTTTTTAAAAGAACGTCTCAAAGACGTTGACAGAATTACAATTTCAGAAAACCCTACTGGCTTCACATTTGATAATTTTTGCGGCTCATACACTCTCGGTAATCACGGAGAAATGAAGAATTTCGCAAGTTCCGTAAATGACTTTGAAAGACTATATAATCAGCAGGTAGACTATGTTATCTGCGGTCATATACACCATTTTAAGGCGGAAGAAGTCGGGAAAAATTCAGAAGTAATTGCATGTCGTTCGATTATGGGAGGAGACCCATATGGCGCATCTTTAAATAGAGTATCTAATGCCGGAGCATCGATGTTCGTATTTGAGAGCGGAAAAGGAAAGACTTGCGAATACACAATTAAATTAGATTAGTTAATTCGAGGGATCACCCCCTCTTATTTTTATTACACAAAACAAAAAAAGGATTTAAAAAGGAGAAAATTATTATGGTAAGAAAAAACGAATTTATCGCAAAAGTAGCAGAAAAAGTTGACGGATTAACAAAGAAAGACACAGCAATCATTTTAGATGCCATTTCTGAGGCAATTACAGAATCTCTCGTAGCTGGCGGAGAAGGCGAAAAGCTTAACTTCCCGGGAATCGGTTCTTTTGAAGTAAGAGAAAGAGCTGGTCGAGAAGGAAGAAATCCTCAGACGGGAGAAAAAATCGATATTCCTGCAAAACTTTATGTAAAGTTTAAAGCATCTAAGGCTTTTAAAGACGCTATCGCTGAATAATATGGAGGTTTTATGAGATTTATAGATTTTGATTCTATGTCGGATTTCGCTAAAAATCTTATTCGGGTATCTAAATCTAACGGCGACGATAATAGTTATTGCGGTATTGCTGTCTGCAATTACGAAGTCGCCACTCAACTACTTGAAGAATTAGCGAAATGTGATCAGAAATTTAGACATATCGACTTATCTGCTCCTGAAGTAAGCGGATATCTTAAAGAATACGCTATTATGGTGACAGAAAAAGGAATTTATTGCGAGAAAATATACAAGTCAAACAAGAGATACATCAAGTTTAAGGGATGCTCTGTACCCGTATATGTTCATGGAGAATCATCAAAGGAAATTGAAAGTATTGTAAATACTGATTCTTTTGTGTTCAACATTGCTCCTAAGAAACATGAAAACGAGAAAGACAGCAAAGACGACATCGTTTCTCCTGTCTATGAATTTCTAAAGATTTTTAGTTAGTCTAATTATATTAAATTTAATAGAGCGATTTTCGCTCTCACAGGCTGTTGGCGAAATGGAAACGCAGCGGAATTTGACTCCGCCTATTTAGGGTTCGAATCCCTAGCAGCCCGTATTAATTGATAGTGATTTATAGAAATGCAAATATTGGCATTTCGGCAAAAGGTGTTCATGTACCCTCTTGCCATATAGACCACTATCACTAGCCCTTGGCTATCCTTGTGATGGTTGAGGGCATTTTTTGGCTTTTTTACAGAAAGGATGTGATTCTTCTGGCAACTACACAAACAAAAACGAGAGGTAAAGGAAAGAATCCTCCAGTTGCGGAAGTTCGTGCTGAAAACGAAAAATTAAAAGCTGAATTAGAACGATTGAAAAATAGCGCTTACTGCCATATGTGCGACAAGCATAAGTCGAAAGACAAGTTTTACGTTAACTATGACCCTAGAAGTAAAGGAAAAGTGTCTCCTATATGTATTGATTGTGCAACGAAAATTGCTATGAGAGTAGATAATAACGGATACAAGCACTCTCCCACTAAAGAATCTCTGATTGAGACCTTAGAGTATTTAGATAAACCGTATTTTGAATCTGTTTATAATTCAAGTATTGAAGAGGCAAAGAATGAATTTTCTGCTACAAACAGCCCCAAAACATTCTATGGATGTTATATGAGAATAATTCAGCTGAAGCAATATTGGACATACAGATTTCGTGATTCAGATATGTTTCAAAATCCAAAGTTGCCATTTGAAGATGAAGTCGATCATGAGGAAGTTATGAAAACTCGAGAAGGATTAGATACATATGAAAGCTTCCAGAAAAACAAAGAAGATGTTATCCGGTTATTAGATTATGACCCATTTGAACAAGAAGCTGTTAAGGACCAACCACTACTCTATTCTCAGCTTCTCGGTATGCTTGATGCTGACGGAGAAGGAAATGACGACATGATGAGGATTGCATCGTGCGTGTCTATTGTTAGAAGTTTCTTACATCAGTCTAAAATCGATGATGCAGTAACGAAATTAATGGTAGACCCTCTCAGAATTAGAGACAATTCTGCTAGTATCAAATCATTAGAATCCAGTAAAGGTGATATCACCAGAAATATTACTAATTTAGCGGCTGAAAGCTGCATTTCTCTGAAGAACAATAAAAACGCAAAAAAAGGCGAAAATACTTGGACTGGGAAAACGAAGAAAATGAAGAGTATGAATCTTAGAGAAAGCGAAGTAAATGGATTTGATGTTTGGACTTGTCGCGGTATGCAACAGGTTATGGAGATGAGTGATGCTTCTATTATGAAGCAATTAAATCTCGATGAATCTGAATGGTCAGATATTGTTGCCGAACAACGCACATTATTAAGAAAAACTCAAGAAGATTGTCGTCAATATGAAGAAATATCTCGAATTTTACTTAGAGAAAATATTGATTTAAAAGATTTGTTAAAAGAAAACAATCTATTAGATGAAAAGAATCTAGTTGATTTGGATTCGTTGTATGCTTGTTTTTCCGGCGAAAATGAGGAGGATGGTTCTATTGACTATCAACCAGAAAGCTGAAAAAACAATTAATGAGATTCATTCAAAAGTAAACGCCGAAAATTATAACATAAAGGTTTCAGATAAAGAAACTTTAAACGAGAAATATCTAAATAATATTTTCGGTGAAATAGACCGCAAAACTATTTATGTTCGACCCGGCGTATATGCAATGTCTACCAGAAAAATAGAATCATTAATCACTCTCGCAGAAATCCAGAGGTATTATCAAGCGAATCCTGTTCGGTTTATTGATGACTGGTTTAATGTTGAATTACTTGATGCACAAGCATATATCGTGCAACGAGCATGGGTCTGCCCGAATGTTTTATTGGTTTGTAGCCGAGGATTTGGAAAATCAACTATTACAGACATTATTATTATGGCAAAAGATATGCTTTTCTCGAACTATTGGAGTTATATTGCAAGTGGTTCCGGTAGTCAGGCTGAACAAACATTCACGACATTAGAAAAACTTGCGAATGATAATATTGACAGCATGATGGGTTCTACTGGCTATATCTTTAAAGATGAGGTTGAAGTAAAAAATGCCGCTGGCGATGGATTTAGTCATTCATCTGATGGATTCTCGTACTCTCTCTACAATGGTTCAATGACGAAAACACTTAATAGTAACGTTGACAAGAAGCGTGGCGCAAGAGGCAACTTAGTTGTCTTTGATGAGTGTGGATTCTTAGACGCAGATATGATGCACACATATGCTGCTTTTGTCATTGTCAATAAAGGGTTTGCTACCGGAAAAGACAGAGACGGAAATTCGATAGACATAAATCGACTTCGTTCTATTCCTTCTCCTATTCCTAATCAGCTTTTCTATATCAGTTCTGCTTCAAGCGTAGATACCGAATTCTATAGATTATATAGGGATTTTTCAAAGAGAATGATTATGGGTGACACAGATTATTTTGTTGCACAAATTGATTGCGAGATTGTTTTAAAGCCAACAAAAGGCGGAAAAGTCATTGCTCCTCTCTATTCTCGTTCTACTATTGAAGCTGCAATGAGAACGAATCCAGAGAAAGCCCGAAGAGAATATTATTGCGAATTTACTACTGACGCAGGAGCAAATGCGATTATCCGAAGAGGTGTTATTACAAGAAATGAAGAAACTAGAAAACCTCTTCTATACAACGACACTGGAGATAAGAAATTTATTATAGCATACGACCCAGCTCGTTCTAGAGATAATTCTGTAATTCTAGTATGTGAAGTATACGATTTTACGCAAGTAAATGGGACAACTGATAAAAGGATGCGGATTGTTAATTGTATCAATCTTGTGGATGTCGGAAAAAAGATTAAATCTCCAATGCAAACACCCGACCAAATAGAGTACTTAAAGAAAGTAATAGTAGATTATAATGGCGGAGCTGATGCTTACGGGAATATTATTGCGGTCTATATAGATGCAGGTTCCGGTGGCGGAGGTGTAAATATTGCAGATTATCTTATGCCGGACTGGACAGACAAAGCTGGAATTGTTCATCGCGGATTAATAGATAAAGAGTATTCTGCTGATTATGTGAAAAAGTTCCCAAATGCAGTAAATAAGATTCGGCTCATGTCTCCAAGTAAATATAAATCT